GGAGTCATCAGAAGGTGTACCTACAGACTTCTTAGCACTTAGCCTTCGCGGTAGAGAGATATCATCCGGTGCAGGACTCATCAGTGGAACAGCTTTCACAGGTGCTAGTAGTGTTGCTGCTAGTGCTGCTGGTGGTGCTGTTGCAGGCATAGGTGCTGCTATCCTAGCTCCTTTAGCTATCTTCGGTGTTCCTGTTGTGTTAGCTAAGATTGCTACGAATCCTAGAGCAACTAGACGTTTGTTAATGTTAAGTTCCGCAGTCAACAAAGGTGTTCTAAAAGACCCTGAAGTAATTGCGTCACAAGCAGCTAAGGTTTTGTCAGAACTAGGTGCAGAGGATATGCAAGACATAGAGTCTGGTGTTTTTAGTCGATGAGGAAGTAACACAATGAAAGATTCAAAGTTAACTAGAGTAGGTGTCTCAGGCTATAACAAACCCAAGAGAACTCCCAATCACCCTACAAAGTCTCATGTAGTAGTGGCTAAAGTAGGTGATGAGACTAAGACGATCAGATTTGGGCAGCAAAACGTCAGTGGCTCTCCTAAGCGTGAAGGAGAGAGTAAGTCTGACAAGGCTAGGAGAGAATCGTTTAAGGCTAGACATGCTGCTAACATCGCTAAAGGTAAGATGTCGGCAGCCTGGTGGAGTTCGCACGTAAAATGGGCTATAATAGGCACTTTATTAAGCAGTACTTGGGTGGCTCAGTATGTTAGCAATAGTGGATTGCAGAGTTTCTTTGTCTGACGGTGTTTGGAAAGCTGCCTGTGTATGCGGTAAAGAAAGCGGCTTTTCTACAAAAGACAATGCATTAAAAATGCTAAGCAAGGGTAGTTGCCGAAGCTGTAAAGTAGACTACCGGCAAGTTTCTGAAGAAGTTCCGGTGTATAAAAACACTGAGGGCAAGTGGTGTTCTGTTTGTTCTGGGTGCGGTAAAGAGCAAGCGTATACCAGAAAGAATCACGCTAAACAAAGCGAGCTATCTGATTGGCAGTGTAAGAAGTGTGTGGCAGAGGCAAAGGGATTTTCTGCAAATATGCCGGTTGGTAATCTGCAAAGGGTTTATAATAAATTTAGAAAGTCTGCAAATGTTAGGCGGATTGCGTGGGGCTTAAACATACATGATTTTGAGGTAGCGTTTAACGGCAAGTGCGCCCTGACAGGATGGGACATAAGCCTTGACTATACCAAGTGTACAGCAAGCCTTGACAGGATTGACTCAAAGAAAGGCTATGAAGCGTCAAACATACAATGGGTGCATACGATGGTTAATATGTGTAAAAACAAATACGAACAAGATAAGTTTATAGATATGTGCAAAGCTGTAGCAGCTACTAAAAGTTAAGTGGTGAACAAAAGGCTCTGTAGTCATTGACGGCTACAGAGCCTTTGTTATTTAGACTTCACAAACTCCAGCAACACACGCTAGATTCTGCACACCTTCTGTCACATCTGTAGCCTCTTCCAAGTCCCATGAGAACTGTGTAGGGAATGTCTTCACAAGTTCTTCATACTTCTCTTTAGAGATTGGTTCATACGGTGCTTGTTTGTAAACATGATCATCGTAAGGTAAGAATGATATACCGCTGATCTTATCAAACTTGTTATACACCCACTGACCCACTGCTAAGAACTCTGTATCTCTGTAGTAGCATGTCATTGATGGTTTATGTTCACACCAGTAATCTTGGTATATCTCCCACAAATCTAGCTGCTGCTGTGCTGTCATCTCTCCAGCCGTTATAGCACCCTCTGGAGCTGCTTTAGGGAAGGAGAACACCAAAGCATTCTTAGACATCACATCGTTCTCCCAAGGCACTCCAGCGTCCTTCAGGATGGCACACAGAGGGTCTGTAGCATCTGCCCTAACCCTGCGTATGTAATGACTCGCATAACGAGGGTGAATACCACTGGCACTATCAACCAATTGACTCACTGTACCTGATGGTTTAACACAAGTGATTGCTGTTGATTGTTGTATCCCCATCAACTGTGCATACTCTTTGTTAACACGTACAGATAAGTCTCTCAAACCTTCCAAAACAATCTTTAAGTCTTCTTTGTTAGTCTGTCCAGACAACAGAGGATGATCCATAATCCCTGTCATTGACACACCTAGCAATCTCTCTTCCTCTGTGTTCTTCTGCCAGACACTACGAACATAACGGAAGTTTGTTAACGTAGCCTGCAATGTACCCAAGATTGTTGCACATTTAACTTTGTACGCTAAAGACACAAGGGTGTCACCAGGACGCACAATAATCTCTGTCAAGTTACACAGTTGATTAGGACGTAGGATAATCTCAGAACAGGGGTTAGTACCAAAGTCATAGCTGACATCACGCCTGTTGTTCTTAGCAGCTTGTAGCTTAGAAGCCACTCTGTTGAACACGCCACGCTCTCCAGCTTTAGACTTGTACATCTCTTGCCACTCATTCAAGAAGGCTTCAAAGTCTGGCTTCTCTGTGTAGCTGGCTGAGTTATTAGCCAATGCTCTCTGTGGTGCTGTCATCCACCACTCACCTTGTTTACAACGTCGAATCCTATCATCTGTCAAGTTACTAAGGCTAATCAATGCTGACCTACGAACACCACCAACAACAACAATGTCAGCAATCTTGCAGCAGATGTCATGGCACTCTAGTGAATTAAGCTTACGTCCGGCAGCGGACTTGAATACTGCAACTGTAAAGCTGAATAGATCGACAAGAGGATCAGCTCCAGACGCTCTACCTCCAAAGGTTTTAAGAGTAGCTCCTTTTGGTCTAACACGGGAGACATCCCATTGAGGTACTTTACCTGTATAGAGCAACGATATAAGTTCTCTGAAGGCATTCGCCCATCCGATCTTGCTATCTTTAACGACAATGACTGTATCGGTTTCATGGAACTGCTCCGCTACCTCCGGTAGTTTGTTAATGTACTGCCTCTCAACAGAGAAGCCTACGCCTGTGCCACACATCAAGACATACATCATCTCGTCAAAGGCTCTAGGGTGATCCACTGTCAAGTATGAACAGTTAAAGCCTGCAATGTTGTCACGGTCTAGTGCTTTACCAGCCGTCATCAAAGCTCTCATAGATGGCATCACATCCATGTTAATGATAGCTTCACGCAGCATTGCGTAGTCTGCATCACTAACGACTGTGACACGTTCTTTGAAGAAGTTGATGTACCTGTCTACTGTCTCTGTCCAGGTCTCTCTACGCTTCAGCTCTGGAATGTAACGAGCATAGCGACTCTTATGTATATACGCTGAGTAAGCATCCATCATTGTTTTCCTATTAACCTCTGTAAGTACCATTGTGCTTTATCTAAGTCTTGTTTCTTGTTACCTTTGTGGTTACACCGCCACAGGTATTTCATTGCATTACCTTTCAAGTATCCCTGAAACTCTTCTGGTGTCAGCGCAGCTTCTAAGCCTTCTATGCACTCTACACTGCCTGTGTTGTAGTGTGCTGGCTTAGTTACACTGTCATACTTTAAATCGTTTAATGTAACTGTAGAAGGACTCTGTGGTATTCTATAAGCAGTTAATAATTCCCAAGGTTTACAATCTTCATCATACACAATGTTAGCTCCGTAGTGTGTAGCAACTAAATAAACTTTCCGTAGTGGATCATACTCTATTATATCAAACACTTGATCTATTCTATCTGCGTACCATAACAGAGGGTCTTTACACCCTGTTATCTGTATGTTTGTAATCATAAGTCAACTAGCTCCTCTGCCAACTCTTCAAGCCTATCAATGATCTTATCTTCAAACCGATCAATGATGTCTTCAGCATTTAAGTCTAGAACTTCTAAGACAATTACTTCATCAAGTCTCATCAGTTTATGTTTAACTTCTTCCAATGTTAATGCCATTTGAATTCCCGTATTTGCGTTTCAGGTATTTAATACTAACAGGCATCTCATCAAAACTACCATTAACCACATCGTTTAACATCCACACACCTGACCAGCTACCATTAGTTTGTGGTGTTAAGTAGTCTTCATCATGTTCATAAAAGATACCAGCGAATAGTGTTGTTATGTCACTGCCGTCAGCCCTACGTCCAAAGGCTATGTCTCTATCTTGCACATGTCCTTGCACACATGACATCATCTTCTTAGTCATCAGCAGTCTTGCACTGCTCACTGGTCTACCCATGATACCACTGGTGAAGTAGTGACAATAG